GAAGGAACCTGGTGTGAAGAGAACTTCGAAGGACATTTCTTTATTGATAGCTCAGTAAAAGCAGATTTTTGCGTGCGTGTCCGTGGTGATAGCATGATAGATGCTGGTATCAGAGACGGCGACCTTGCGTTTATAAAAAAGACTTACGATTATAAAGACGGTAATATCTACGCTGTGAGAATAAACTCCGATTGCGAAGCAGTACTCAAAAAAGTATTTTGGCAAGATGATACAATCGTTTTAAACCCATGCAACGCAGAATATGAGCCGATTGTAACCGATGCCGAGGGGATGACTGTAATAGGCGAGTGTGTTGGTGTATTCCACTCAACAATTTCGATGTTTTAGATGTCTATATGGACATAAGAACCGAACGCATAATTAAGATTTGATTCAAAGTGTTAATTATGAAAAACTATAATTAAGATTTTGCTCAAAACAAATAACAAAGCCCCCGACCGGAGCCGAGGGCAATGTATAGGCTGTAATATACAACCGATTCGCACTCAAATTGTACCATTGCAGCCCCTTAATGTCAAATAGAGGGGTATTTTTGTACCCAAAATCAAGGAGGTTGCCATGCCAAAGAAATATAAATATGAAAAGTATTTCAGAATAGATGGAGTTCGGTATGTCGTAAGAGCCGACACAGAGTTTCAGCTGATTCAAAAATACACAAATAAGGTTCGTGACATCGAGGAGGGTAAAATCACCCTCGCTGGCACGACTTTAGTTAGTGCCTGGACAATGCAAGCAATCGAGACTTATAAGACAAGACAGAGCGATTTGACTCGTCAGAAGTATATATCTAGAGTCAAGTCGTGTGTGCTAGATCACATAGGAAGCATGCAGTTAAAATCAGTCAAGCCTCTTCACTGTCAAAACGTCCTCAATATGCAGATAGGAAAATCTAAGAGACAAATAGATGAGGTATATCAAGCCTTGAATTTTATCTTTTCAAAGGCTGTAGAAAATCATCTGATTGCCGACAATCCAGCGAAGCATATAGTTAAGCCACAAGGCACAAAATTGCATCGTAGAGCGATTACAGAGAAAGAGGATAGATATATCAGAGAAGTAGCGAAAACCGATAGGCGGTTCTATTTATTCCTCCTAATGCTAGATTGTGGGTGTCGTCCGTCGGAGTCTGCAGAGGTAAAGGGTATGGATATCATGTTAAAAGATGGTATTCCACTACTACATATCCGAGGCACCAAAACAGTTAATGCCGATAGGGTTGTTCCGATTCCTCCGAGCCTGTACGATCTAATCAAAGATACACCACCCTTTGAGTATGTAGCTTGCTATGGTTCTCAAGGAAAAATCACACTAGATAATAGGAATAGACTATGGAAATCATTCAAAAGACAGTTAAATATTGCGATGGGATGCAAGATGTATCGCAATGAGCTATTACCACCTTATCCAGTCGCTCCCGATCTCGTGCCTTATTGCCTCAGACATACATATTGCACTAACCTAGCTCGAAAAGGAATTGACATCCGTATGGCTCAAAAGCTGATGGGTCATTCTGACATAACCCTAACAGCAAATATATACACCAATCTTGATGATAATGATGTGCTTGATGTAGCAAAGATTCTACATCCTAACACATCGTCAAATAACGATTCTATGCTACCATAAAATTATGGTAGCTTTTTACTAGGGTGTGGCTTAGGGTGTTGCCACGAATAAGTCAATATAAGTCAATATAAGGCAATAGAACTGTATAAAAATAGCTAAAGAAAGCAAATAAAAAAGCCTTGAAATGCTTTAAAAATGAGCTAAATCAAGGCTTTTATGTTTTGGTGTCCCAGAGGCGATTCGAACACCCGACGCACGGTTTAGGAAACCGACCTATAACTACTAAATTTCAATGTTTGTTTGATGTGGTGTGCTTAAGGGTGTGACTTTTGCTCCCTTATATGCTATATAGATTGTATTCGCAAAACTGATTTATGGCAACAAAAAAGAGGGCAAACGCCCTCTTAGTTAGTTAAATATATCAGCTAGTATATCGTCGGATATATCGCCTAGCACATAAGCCTTTTTGATTCCGTGCTTTTTGATGTACGCCTTAGCTGATTCGTTGGTATACTTATTGACTAGCAATACAGGATAGTCTCCGATGTTGCTCGCCACAAGCCCATCTGCCCACGCATTAACAAGTATCACAGTATCTGCGTTAGGGTAGAATAGGTCAGCAATCTTTGTCGATGTCTCGTATCTATCTAATCCGTCAAGCCTTGTTACCTTGCTTATATCTGCAAGCTGACGCTCAATATCCTTTGACACTACACTGTCACCACCTAGTATGACATACTCAAGGTCAGACTGCTTGTCCAAAAATGACGCTTGCTTGATTGTGAGATAGTCTCCTACCATCATTACAGGGTATCTGACTGTCGATACAGACACACCATCTGCCCAATCCTTACCACTTGTGATGATTAGCTTTTTAGCACCTTTTATGCACTCTTTGAGCACCTCAAGATTCGTTGCGTATCTATCAGCACCACTGAGCACCTTTACTCCAGCACCATTAATCTTTACATCGCCACCGACAACGGTCGTCTCTAGCCCATTAGTGCCCTTGCACTCATCATATACTAGGTTCGCCTTTTTGGTGTATGCAAGATAACCAGCACTTAGTCCATCAGCAAAGCCTTTGCCACTGACAACAACCTTGTTAGGTTTTAGATGTGATTCAGCGATTAGGTCGGCTGTCTTGTATCTGTCCTCACCATTGTACCTAGTGATCTTGACATCTGATGGAATAGTCTTCTTTTCGACTACAGGCTGAGCACCACCACCATTGTAGTAGTATTCTGCTCTACTGTATAACTCGCCTAGCCTTGCATACCATCTTCCAGGGCACTGAGTAGGTTTAATATCACAATGTCCCCTAAGTGGTATCTTGCGATTATAAAATCTCCACGCATAAGCTATTGCCTCTGCCACTGTCTCAAAGTCTTCTGGACGACATTCTGGTCTACATTCAAAGCCTAACGACCTTGCGTTTTCCTCCATTACTCCAGTATGCCACGCAACATTAGGAAAGCTAACGATACAAGCTACTCTGCCAGCTTCTATAACTAGATGAGCCGATGAACCAGCCTTTGGATTACATAACCAATTCACAACGCCCATGAATGACTGTCCATCTACTCCCCAATGATGTATGACAATGTACTCAGGATGATTTTGATTCGTTTCACCAACAAAGTATTTGCCAAAGTTTGGGCTGTCAAAGTCCTCTATAAATTGATATGCCATAGTCTAGTCCTCGACTTTCTTCTCTTTATCATCTTCTAGTTTTAAAATCTGTTTAAATATCTGATGTAGTCCTGTTGACGCAAGTCCACTGATCATACCGCTTGCAATCGCAACAAGGGTTATCTCCTGTGCGTTGATACATCCTAGCACTGCTCCCAATATCGTGACCGTGAGTGGAATGTACTTGTTGTCGGCTGGTAAAAACTTCTTCATCAAGTAGCCTACTACTAAGCACACTGCGATAACTAGTGGGATGTAAAGATTTGTTAAAAATTCAAGATTCATTTTTCTACCTCCTTGAATAAAATAAAAAGGTGGAGCTATTTCCACCTTTACCTAACTAAAATGTTTTGAATGCCAAGTGTGAGAACCGAGCCGATGACAACGGATATAATCGCTTGTATGACTGCGTTCCATCTCATCTTAGGCACTTGCTCAAGCGAACTTAGTCGCTCCCCTTGATTCTTTAATTCCTTTTGGAAATTCTCTAGGTGAACAACCATAGTCGCAATGTTTCTGCCCATCTCTTGGATCACTTTATGTGTTTTTTCAGTCTCTCCCACTCGCCTTGTTAAATCATCAAGCCTTTGCGTGTTCTCTCGTAACTGCAAGATATCTTTTTCTCTAGTCTGCAGACAATGTGCTTTTGTTACAAAATCATCCATATGATCTCCTTTCTTATACGTTATCCTTGCCTAGATATTTGATATAGAGGTAAGTAGCTGGATTATTTCCCTCTGCTGTGACATTAGCCCCTCCGATGTGTCTAGCGTTCAGAGTCACCTCTGCACCAGCTGTCAGCGATACCACCTTCGAGGCAAGTCCAATGCCTCCGCCTGCCCTTGTTGTGATAACTGTTGATGCAATTTCATTGCCGTTTGACTTGATGTAAACACCATTAAACGGAGATGCCGCAACATCGTTCTCAAAGTAGACACCCGCACTGATTTCATACAGCCCTCCCTCGCTGACTTTGATTGCACCATTGATAAGCGAGAAAACATCGCCACTTGAAAACAGTGCGTTATTGAGCTGAAATGGTGTGATAACACCATTCTTCATAAGAGTTATGTTTTGCGTCGAGTTTGCTTGCATAAACGACCCAGCAATTCCCTTAGCCTTAAAGAGTTCATCAGTGTATAGCTGATTTCCAGTTGCCTTGAGACTTACATTGCCAATTTTGAGCTCAGGTACATAGATTACATGCGATGAGCTTAGTCCGTCTCTGTCAAATACAAACGACTTGCTACCATCATGCATTCCAGCATTGACACCACCTTTAGGACCTATCACAAAAGATGGGCCTAGATTGATTGTAGCCACTGCACTAGTCATTGCTAGTCCTCTAGGTGATAGACTCGCTCTAATAGTTCCCTCTGCAGAGGTGTTGATATATCCGATTTCAAGCGACTTTTTGAGATTAAGCTCCGATTCCTCGCTACGGATTACCACCGCATTTCCAAAGGATGCATTCACACTCTGTCCGTTTCTGATATTCACAGCCTCATTTGTGATAAGCACATTTGAGCCTGTCGCATTTTCAGGTGTTTCTGAGCCATCTTGTAGGTCTGCAACCATGATGCCCTGGGGGGATGCTGTTATGTAGTCCGTGGCTGTCTTCTGTGCCTCTTCAAAGGATGCTTGAGCCATCCCCATGAACGCCTCAACATCGTTTCTTATCGCCTCGTCAACAATTGGGTGCCAGCTATAGTCCGTGTAGTCGTTTGAAGGTGTCTCGACATCCTTGTCTAGTGCGATTCCCATCCACTTATGGGAATTGGTATAAGTGTGTGAGAAGTCGGTTCCCTTGTCGTCGCTTGCGTATGCGACCCATGTATAGGCTGACTTGCCATCCTTTCCGTCCTCTCCCTTGACTTTGCTCCATGTAAAGAGTTCAGGCTTGCTTAGGTCTACTGTCTCGCTTGCTTGTCCGTTGCTGATGCCTAGATATGCTTTGCCGTCTGCAGAGGATGATATTCCATTTCCGTGATTATCGTCTGCATAAGCAATCCATGTGTATAGTGGTTTAGGTCGTGGAAGAGCCTTGAGCTCGTTCGCAAGGTCAACAATTGACTGATATATTCCACTATCTTGGATGAGATACTCGCCTAAAGTGGCCTTTTGCATTCCCTCGTCGATAGATTCCTCTAGCTTGAGTAGTCTAGCCGATAGGTAGAGTTTTCCAGCCTCGTCAATGATGTTGATTCTGTCACCGATTGAGATATTCTCAGGAAGTTTATTGATGTCAATCTCGTAGTTTTCCTCGATGTCTCTAATCTTCTTTAGCTTGCCGATTGCGTGGTTACAAAGTGTCTTCTGTACCACTGTGTCATAGCTATATGTCTTTGTGATGTGCTTGAATGTCTGTGTCTTCTTTAGTCCGTCTTCCGATACAATCTCGCTGATTCTTCCCCACTTAGCAAGTGCAGTCCTTGAGCATAGCCTTCCGTCTGCATCGACATAAAAATCGCCATCGTCATATACGTAGCCTTTTAGAGTGATTGGTTCTTCCTTTCCCTCTGGAGTTCCACCCTTGACGATTAGAGCTGTTGCAAGATTCGATATAGACTTCTTCACAACGATTCGGTCTATATCTCTATTGAGCCTCAGCTCCTCTTTTACGTCCTTTCCTCTGCGTTTGTGGATATTGATGTATTTATGTGCCACTGTTAAGCCTTTTATATCAAAGCTGTACGATACCTCCGCATCAAATTGTTTTGATAAACTAGCAAGCCTTTCAGTGACAGTCGCCTCTCCGTCCCAGCTGAGTTTCCTAGAGCGGTCTGAGATTTCATTGATACCTATCTCAAAGCCACTGTCTTTAGTCCACTTTTCGATGTACCAGCTGATAGGTTTTGCCTCTGCAGATTCAAAAGGACCCGCAATCTCGTTTAATAGGTCAAGTCCAGCATCTTCCGCATACACTTCGATATCCTGGTTCTTGGAGTCTGCCACGGTGTCGATGATGGTGTATACCTCGTCTTTGCCATCCCTTGAGCATAAAAGCTGATTGCCAGTCATTGTCATTTGCTCTAGCAGAGCCTTATTTTCGCTTGTATAAACGATTTTAAAGCCTAGAGTGGCAATACCTGTGTCCACTGCTTGAACCTTGCTGTCATCGGTGATTTTAAAGCCTTTAGATAGTTTGGTGGAGGCCATACCCAGTATGTTTAGTTTTTTGTCTGCAAAATAGATTATCATTTATATGTACCTCTCTCTGTACTTTAGTTTTATCTGTGCATTTTTTGTCCAGTCTGACATGGCTACATTGATGCGATTGGCTCCTTGCGTTAGCTTGAATCCTTCCCAGTCGTTGCCGATTGCTCCGTACTCAGGTGTTTCTAGATTGTTGACTATGATGCGACCCTCGTCTCCATTCACTTTGATGTTATCGCCTTGCGAAAACTTGTTTGGAATGTCGATGAATGTCGTCGTATGATCCTTAGTAAAGGTTAAATCATATAGCATATTCAGTCCTAGAGTCGGCTTATTACCATACGCAGCGAAAACGATGCTAATTTCGTTTACTTCTCTGTTGTCTCGATCTCTTATGGTTATTGATTTCTTTGTCCCATAGATATTAAAGGTCACCACTTCACCCACTTTGGTTACTGTGCATGTATTTGATGCGTTCTCAGAGGCTCCAGTCTTTAGGTTATCCCAATCAATTGGAACATCAGGACCATACGTGGAGATACCTACATCTCCCTCGAACATCCTTGTCAGTGCGACTCTAGGAGCCTCGTATGTTTCTATCGAAAAGGCGGTGACAAGATGTCGCTCTGTGCCAGTATTGTGACAAAAGAGCACATTGAAAGCACCTTGCTGATTAATGATGTCCTTTGACAAACAGAACTTGTGTGAGAATGTGCATCTAAAATTCATAGCTCCAACATGTCCGCTCTTATCTGCCTTTACCATTCTAGTTATAGAAGGACCGTGGAATTTTGTTCCATTTCCGTAAGTCTTTGCTTGCACCTTATCTGCGACTGTGTCTAATGCTCCATCAATTACCACCATTCCATGTAGTGATGGTAGATTCTTCTCGTTAATCTTCCACTCACTTGCCTTGAATGGATTGGTATATCTTGATATGTCGATTAGTCTTTCAGATGGTGGTAATGCTATTCCGTCAATCTCTGACGGATTGCCTAGCTGAATAATCTTACCGTCTTGATTGACAAATGCCATATATCCACATGATGATTCTGGTAAGGATACCTCAAAATGTGGATGTGCTGGATAAGTACCATCGTAGTTAAACTCAAAAACCTTGTCTTTATTTGCTGTAAGTACTTTCTCCGTGAGTGAATACTTGAATGGATCAAAGCACTTTATGGAGAATTTTCCTACGACTGCATTTCTTCCAGGCTCTATATCTTCGTAGCTTGATGGAGTACCGATGTAGTACCTATCCCTTTCATCATCAAAAATAAGCTGTGCATCCTCAACATTTAAGACTGCGTTGAGTTTCTCAAAAGCCCTTCGATATTCCTCGTTAGTTTCTGCGATGAGCTGGAAGGTCACTGTAATGACTCTAGCTGGATACTTCCGTCTTCGCATACTAGTGCCATCAGCTCCACCTGTAGAGTATTCGTCTATGTCTGATAGCAATAACTCTCTGCCCTTTACATTGAGCGTCTTATAGCCTTTGACAAGCTCTTCGATGTATTTGCCATTTATTCGTAAGGCCTCAGAGGGTAGCATTGTGCTACCCTTTTCGGTCACGTCAGTAAATCTATACACGTCCGTGTCTCCTTCCTTCCCTCTTCTCTCGCTTGTTGAGTTCCTCACGCATAGGGTCTGCGGTTGCCTTTGCAATCTCTTTGCCGTCTAGCTCTACAGGAACGACAACGGTGTATCTTGCGACTGCGTCATAGTCGTACTCGCTTGATAGACTGGCTGTAGGTATACCAGCAAAGCTCATCTGCCTACCGATTCCAAAGCTATCAGCTATGCTAGAACTCATGCCGTCAACTGTCCTCTTTACCTTTGAAAACGAAGAAGTCAGTCCCTTGTCAAGTCCGCTCATGATTGCGTTACCAGCTGGAATAAGAAGTCTCTTATCGTATTCGATAGGACCCTTATGTTTCTTAATCCACCCAGCAATTCCTCCGACAAAGTTCTTTACCTTTTCAAAGCCAGCTGTCAGTCCGCCCAAAAATCCGTGGATGATAGCCCTTCCTATGCTCTTTAGGTCAATCTTAGAGACTCTGTCGACGATTCCCTTACCTAGTCCTAGAATCGCAGTAAGTACTTGTGGTATAGCTTGTACAATTCCACTAACTAGCTTACCGATGAGTTCGACACCCTTTTGAATGATTGTAGGGAATGCAGCTACAAGCCCACTGACAAGCGATAGTACAATCTGTGCTGCCGCTTGTAGTATCTGAGGTAAGTTCTCAATCATGCCATCAACAAACTTCATGAGTGCGTTGAATGCGGTCTCAGCTATCTGTGGGAAGTTCTGAGCAATACCTTTCGCAAGTGAGGCAAGCAAATTCATTCCGGTAACGATTAGATCAGGCAAGTGCTCAGCAATACCCATGATAAACTTCGATAGCACTTCAACCGCACTTGTGATGATGCTAGGTGCGTTAGCCGATAATCCATTGACAAGTGTTTCAATGATTGTAAAAGCACTCTCTAGCACGTTAGGAAGTAGCTGAGCTAGTCCGTTAAGGAAGTTAATCAGCAATTGTGAACCGCTATTGATTAAATCAGGTAACTTGCTTGTCACTCCCTTTGTGAAGTTAGCTATCACTTCAGGACCTTTCTCAACGGCAATCTTGATCATATCGTTGATTTTGTCTCCATACGCATTAGCTAGCACACCTAGTCCAGCGATTGCTGTCGCAATTAAGGCGGCTGGAAGTATGAGCCTTAAGCCTAAGCCCATCATCTTAGTAAGTCCACTAGTTACTTTACCGCCTACTGCTCCAAATGCACCGCCCAAACGACCGCCTAGCACAGTGATTCTATTTGGAATTGCACCCATCATACCATCTAGCACTCTAGTTGACATTGCCGAGGCCTTTTCGAATGGTGAGTATATGCTCTTCCATATCCTGTTGCCTCGTGACCCAATGTCAAAGCGACCTGTGATGGTCTGCAGTTTAAATAGGCCCTCTGTTGCCTTGTCTAGTCCAGCTGGTATAGATTTGATGCCATGATTCACATGCCCTATGCCATCGCTTACTAGTTCAAAGGTTTTAGGGTTGAATATCTTACGCCCTACAAAAATACCAGCCATCGCTCCACCAACAGAGGCAATCTCCCTTAGTGGAGCTGGTAGTTTGCCAGCAGATGACGCTAGTTCTTCCAAAACTCCGCTCAGACCGTTTTTCTCGAATGCCTCGGTCAATCTGTCGATTGCGTCCGATAACTCGTTTGTAGCCGTTGTTACGACCTTGATTCCCTTAGCATTAAAGGCCATAAATGCTGGCTGTAGTTTATTTGAAATTGTTTCCTTTAGTCCGTCAAGTGCTTGACCGATGTCTTTGTACTGTGTCGCCATCTTCTGTAGATCACTACCAGCACCAGCAGTCTTTTTGATAGCCTCGAAGAAGTCCTCAGTCTTAACCTTACCAGCTTGCACATTCGCAACAAGCTCAGCTGTTGTCATCCCCATTGTCTTAGCGATTTTGGATATTCCGGCTGGTGTCTGCTCTAACATCAGCTTAAAGTCCATCCATGATACATAAGGCTTAGCCGCCATCTGTACACCTTGTACTGATAGAGTCTTCATAGCTTGACGTGGGTTTTCCGACGCAGCTGCGATTCCACCGAAGGCTTTTACAAGGTCTTTTGACCCTTTGACACCTACTGCGTCAAACTGAGCGAACGTGCTCGCCATGTCGGATGAGCTGTATATGGTCTGCTCTACATACTTCTGCAGTTCTTTTCGTGTCTCTGCAATCTCTTTCTTTGTGTGCCCGTTCATCGCCATGTTAGATTCAAAGTTCTGCCATGCCCTTGATGATTCTATGAGCTCATTCTTCATTCCACCGATAGCACCAGTGACTTTGTTGAATGCAGCTTGACCAGCACCAGCGAATAGTCCAAAGCCAAAACCTCTTGATAGTCTCGACTGCAAGCCCACAACACTTCTGTCTGCCTTTGCGAATGTGCTAGTAAAGTTTTTATCAACTGCCGATAGTATCGCCTTTACTGAATAATCAGCCATCTGTCTCCCCCTTTCCTTGTTTCATTATTTTTCCAATCGCAATCAGTCTGTCGTTATCTCTCTTGATTCCTCTTGCCTTGTCTAGCTCAGCCTCGTAGTCAAAGAATGTGTCAAATCGTGCAAATACAGGCTTGATTCTGTCTTTACCAGCTTTCTTTTTCGCTGATGCAGCAAAGTTCAAATAAGCTTGCCAGTGTAGTCTGTACTGCTCGTCTACTTGCTTGAGATTGTGAGCTTTTACTAGTAGCTGATACTCGGGAAATGTAAGAGTATTCACTTCCTCGATTCGTTTAAAACCAAAGAACCTAAAACAGTCTATCGCAATTGCCTCGTAGATTTCCTCTATTGACTGAGCATTCCCATGAGTTCCTTCTGTCTTTTCTTCAGTGCCTTCTCTTCTTCCTCTGCCTCTTTCGCTGCCTTCTGTATCTTCAGAGTCATACTCTTGGTACAGTTGGCTTTCGATAAAAAATCAAGCACCTCTGCAAATAGTCCGTCGATGTCTGTGTCTTCGCTTTCTATATATGCCATGATTTCGTTCTTGCTGATTCTAGGGGTTTCAGTCTTGTTTGCAATCTCCAGGATCGTGAGCAAGGCCTCTGGGTTCTTGTCAAGTATTCCGCTGACATTAAACGCAAGTCCCGCCTTTTCCTTATTCTTAGTTCCGACTGATTCGACCTCATAGGTTTTATTTATTTCAAGCAAAAAACCCATTCCAAACTTAAAAGAATAGGTTTTTCCGTTGATTTCAAGCTCCATTGTGTTCATTTTCTTTTCCTCTCTCAATCAATAGATATGATTATTTGTACAAAAAAAGGCGGTATTCAAACCGCCCTTACTCTTCCTCTACGCTCCAGCTGTTGTGTCCTTAAATACATAAGACGCAACGGCCTGCTGTTCAGTTGTCACGGTTACATCACCACGAACGCCCGAACCATTGATGCCGAATGTGAGCGATACTTCGACCATATCCTCAGCCCCCGACTTGATCTCGAAGTTTGTGAGATATCCCTGAAAATATCTGCCCGCATACTTGTTCGCACCAGTACCAGCCTCTTCAAGGTTAGCCTCCCAAATCTCAACGATTTCGTCGTTGTCTAGTGCGTCCTCAAGTGATTTGAGTAGCTTGTCACCCTTTGCAAGGATTGATGTACAAGTGATTTCTGTCTCAGCGACTCCTGGAGTTCTAATCTTTCCGTCTTTTGTTGCTGTTGAGTCAGCATCCTTTGACTTCGAACGTCCATTTTCTGTTACAAACGCAATCGCTGCACCCTTTTCTGTTGCCGCCTTTGACAAAAGTCTGTAAAGGTATACTATCTTTTTTCCAGCTACAGCTGTCATAGTTGACTGTGCCATGTCTATTCCTCCTAACTAATTTTTGTGTTAATTACTTTCTTTTTTGTGCTCTTCAGCTAAATGTCCATGTGAACTCTAGTATTCCGTGCAACAATGCATGAGCGGTCGTATCGTCCTCCATGATTGTTTGATTGGTTTCTACTAGATTCCATGAGCGATTCTCTGTCGTCTCTATCCCTCTTACGATGTCCTTGACATCAAGTAGCATCGTTGAGAATGTGCCTCTCTGAAGCATGTTGTTGTGCCATACATGAATAGTCAGTGCCACCGTGCCGAATAGTGCAGTTTTGTTCTGCGTGTCCGTCTGCGTGGTCCCAGCCATCACGATAAAAGGATACTCAACCTCTTTAGATGGAATGACTGTATCAAATACTAGTATTCCAAAACGTTTCTCTAGCTCTTTGCGGACTTTAGCAAATATCTCTTGCTGTGGGTCTCTTCTCATTTCCACCTAACCTTTCATGATTTTCTTTACATCCCTTATAAACTTTGGTTTAACCTTTTCAAGTGCGGGCTTAACGAACGGATGCTCTTTCATAAACCTTGTACCGTACTCTAGGTATGGTGCGTATTCTGCCGTTGGCTCGACTGTCACGCTCATACCATCGTCGCCCTTACTGAGCTTGATGCTCCTTCGCAAAAAGCCAGTCTTGACGGGTGCTTTTTCAACCATGACCTTGTTAAGGTCTGCACCATGCTTACTAATGCAAGCCTTAACATCGACCATCTTCTGAGCGTGCTTTAACGCATCAGACAGCTTGTCTGCTCCACTTATCTTGATTGACATATCAATGAACCTCTGAGACGATAAAAGTCGTCTTGAACCTTAAATTTCGCCTCTTGTCTATGCGGTACTTCTTGCCTTTGTACATGATGTAGTCCGTTTTGATATCGATGTCATTGGTTGGCACATGTATCATCAGAACTCCCTCTCTTATTTCGCCATACACTAGCTTTACAGTTTGGTCTGATGCATCACAAACCGATGCAATGATAGGCTCATTGTATGTATCACCGACATCGTCATAGTCGCCCGTATCTTCGTTGTAAAGGCCTCTATTCTCTTCACATGGGGTGATTACTTTGTCGTATCTCATATAAACCTCACCCTTCCTTGAGTGCTGTTTGCCTTGTTCTTCAGATAGGTCTCAATATCCTTTGTGTAAGGCTTAAAATCATCATTGCTCCATGTCATTTGTTCGCCTTCAACATTGTGAGAAGACAATCCCTCTGAGCCGATACGATTAAACCTTGCGACGGATACCTCAACGACAATATATGATAGTTCATATGGCACTTCTTCGCTCGATATAAGGACTTTTAGCCTTTGCTCGGTCATGTAGGCTATTCGATAGATTAATTCCTCGTGCTTATAGCCTAGTGGTCCTAGCAGTGCCTTGATACTATCTAAATACATTACTCTTCGCCTTCGCCTTTCTCAGTTACATCTGCTCCATCAGTTGCCTCAGTTACCTCTGCGACTTCGTGCACTTCCTCGATTAGAGGGTTTCTTAGTGGATTGTCTCCGCCCATCAGCTCGTCGATTCTCCACTCTGCTGGCTCGTATCCTTCTCTAGGATATATATCGCCCTCGTTGTACTCAAAATAGGTCTTCTCGCCCTTTTTATCCATTGTGAAGTCCTCTAGGTCATGGAACTGCTCTAAAACTCTATACATATTGATTTTCCTCCTTGTTACATAAAACAAAAGAGAAGGACTTGTTTTTGCCCTTCCCTTTATTTCCCCTTTTTAGGTTCTGTCTGTTGCCTGCTCTCTAAAGGCTTATACTCCAGTAACTGTCACCTTAGCGATTGCCTTCTTATTATCAGCTGGTACATACTCGCCAGCACTTCCAGCTCCCTGTAGTGCTAGTCCGTTGAAGTCCTCTGACTCGATTGTTCTTACAGTGTTGATTCCTGTGAACGCCTTACCGCAGTGCTGAACATAAGCATATACTACTTCCTTTGTCTGGAATAGGTCTGCTGGTACTTCTGTTATGTAGAATCCCTTGAACTTTAGCACAGCGTTGTCGTCAACATTGACAGATGAGCCCTTCGCACTTGTTGCAAGTCCGCTGTCGATGATTGCGTTATACACATCTGATCTCACCTTAGCAATCTTCACAAGTCCGTTGCGAACCTTTGCGTTTGTAAAGTGAGCTGATAGCTGGGAGAATATCTCGCCAACATTGTCCTTTGTTACGGATACGCCTCCAGCAATTGTCTTGCCAGCATTGTCTGAGATAAACTTTCCGTGATGTGCGTTAAACTGTCCAACCTTAGCCTGTGCCTGTAGCTCTAGTCTGTCAGCTACTGCTGTGTCCATGTCTGCGTTTACTGTTGCTCTGTCTAGTCCTTCATGCATTGACCAAGTCCATGAATAAGGCACATCTACGTCTGTGTAAGTAATCTCTTTTCTCTCACCGAATCTTGATGTCTTTCCTGTTCCAGCACCAAAGCCTGTAGCTGGGTCCTTGCTGTATGTACCGACTACTACTGGAATGTCTGAGGTCTTTACTGTGAAAGCTACCTTGTTGTTAGCTACTCCGTCTAGTGCCTCGATTGTGTCACCAACAAAGAAGTCCGCAAAGTATGCCTCGACACCGAATATCGCCTCAAGGAGTTCCTTGAACTCTTTTCCGTATACTGCGATTCCTCTGCCATTGTTCTCGCCCTGTGCAAATAGCTGTAGGTCAAATTTTCTCTTTTCCATTTCTAAATACCCTTTCTTGCTTTCGTATTACGATTTCTTATACTTAGCAATCTTCTGCTCAAGTGGACTGAGATTGCCGTTATTGTTATTAAAATTGTTAGGTGTTCTACCAGTTGCTCGCTTTACCTCTGCAGCCTTGAGTTCCTTTTCAACAATGCTAACAAGTTTCTCAATGTTGCCCTTTGTCTTTTCTGCATCGCCATTGACTACTAGATCTAGCATATCCTTATTTGCCTCAATGCCAGCCTCGGATAGTAGAGTTGACGCTGTATTCCTCAGCTCCATCATTTCCGACTGTGCTTTTAGCCTTGCGTTTTCCTCACGCATCTGCTCTAGCTCGTAGTCCTTCTTCTGCTCTGCGTTCATCTTAGCTAGCTTTTCCGCCTCGGTCTGAGCCTTCTTCAAGTCCTCTTTGTACTTGTCCTCTAGCTTGGACTCTCTTGTCTTGATTGCTTTCTCGATTCTGCGGTCAAACTCTGCTTGATTCTTAGGGTCCTTTAGGAAGTCGTCAAAGCCGTTGCTCTGCTCTCCTCCGTTATTTCCCTCTTTGTTTGGTTCTGTAGGCTCTGTGCCATTACCACCATCGGTCCCAGCATCATCACCATCTGCAAATAACTGTAGTTTCCACTTTTTAATAACTTCCATGTTCTTTTCCCCTTTCGTCCAACACATTGGAATAAGATTCCCCCATGTCATCCGCTGTTATAAGATTTATGACTTTTACATTATCGGAGTAGGCTGATGCCACTCCGTTTATGCCTATAAAAAAAGACTCTCTCAGAACTTTTCCTCGTTCTGATAAAGCCTTATGCTCGACGAAGGCTCTCCCTTCGCCTATACTGTATTTTATTTCATCATCTGTCAGTTTAGCTATTGACTCTATAAAGGTCTGTAAGAGTGTCGATATAGCACTGCAAACGATGTCTTGTCCGTATGGTCCGTAGTCTGCGTGACCCTCAACGGATATTCTGTCGTTGTTATTGTAAATTGTTATCAAATAAACACCCCTTGTTATCTTCTAGGAAGTTATATAACGCAACCCCTAACTGCTCAACTTGTTTCTCTTCAAGACCAATGTTGTAAACATCGTCAAGTGCGTGGATTACCTCATGTATTAGTGTTTCACACTTTCGTGGGTAGCTTGCTTCCTCGTTTAGTAATATCCTTTGCTGGATGTACTGTACTTGTCCAAACAATTCAGTGTTGCCTTCATGTATATTTCTGTCTTCTATAACCTCATACTCAAGATGTAAAGCTTTAATTTTCTTTGGTATATTCATTGTACCTACTCCTTTTGTCCTTTAGTTAATTTGGGGTGAAAGACCAGAGTCGAACTGGCATACTTGGAGTCACAATCCAATATCTTAACCGTTAGATGACTTTCACCATGATTTTGCTTGACTTTTTAAAACCAATGGGGTATTATATAAATATAAAACATTGGTTTTAGAGGGTAGTCCCCTGACCCCGTTAGGTTAGGGCTCGTGCTACCCTCTTTTTTATTTCAATATTGACCGTACTTCATTTCCAACTTTTACAATCACTCTGATTTTTTTATTTCTTCCGCTCCTGTCTAATCGTCTTTGTGCTAAAGAGATCGCTTGTTCAATATCTATATTCTTGTTACTGCAGTCAACAACTATACCCCCAGGTCTATGGCTTATTTGATGTAATCCATGATGTACTAATTTATCAATGCCTTTTGTTCCTTTTGGCGTCTTCAAGTCCCAGTATTTTCCATTCCATTCATAATCTGCCGTTGACTCCGTTAACGACCTATTCAACAATTTAATGTTGCCCCCAAAAGTATTAATCATCCACTCCGCATTGGTTATTTCATCTCTATTGTCGTTCTTTACAAAACCATTATCAAACGTTATTACACCCTTTCCATGAGTATACAACTCATCAAACTCTTTATACGGAACTCCGTTCTTTGCCGCTCCACTATCTACCCATGCCTCGTAGGCTGGCATTGCTGCACTAGTGCTACACCTACAGTTAGGATGAAGAGGCGGAGCATTCTCGCCCACCATCATGTCCCTAACCTTGAACGTCCTTCCGTTCATCGGTTTGCAAATAGGGCAAGCACCAGCTCCTATTGTGATGAATTGATACTCTTCATATCCACATTGCTCATATGCGTTTTGCTGTGCTTTTGTCTGCACTCTCGCAAGCTCTGTGATTAGTAGTCGCTCTGCATTGTACCTCGATGTTCCGAAAACCTTTTGAAGTTCTCCAGCTAGTGCTTTAGGGTTTCGCCCTTGTATCAGTCCTGTTGATATCAGAGTGTCAAGCTGTGACTTGAGCAAGGTCTGATTGTGCCATATCCTGTCGGAGAATGTAGCGTTATAAAACGATTGTCCGATGATATCTTCAACGGCTTTTCTACTGTCGTTTATGCTCTCTCCTAGTATTCCAGACTGTCTTTTGAGCTCCTCTCGTGTTCGCTCGGTCATTGCCTTGCGTGTGATATCCTCTAGGTCTTGATATGCATCGACAAGCTCTAGTCCGATATTTGACTTAAGTAGCTCCAGCCTATTCACCTTCATGGTGAGATTGTAGAGCCTTAATTCCTCGTTTGCTCGGTCTGAGAAGTCTTTAGTTTTAACATATCGTTTTGCCTTATTGCTGAAAGCCTCTATATCCATCTGTGAGGCTCTTTTCTTAGCCTCGGCAAGGGTAATCCCCTCTTTACTTGCATATCGCATATAAAAGGCTTTTATTTCCTTGTCGATATTGACAGACGCATTGTCAAAAACTCTTTTCACCTCTTTGAAATATTCTTGCTCGTCCTTGATTCTATGCCTTATAGCCTCGGTCTCTCGTTCTCGCCAATAGTCAACACTTGGGTTCCGTCTCTTTCTCCTCGTCATGATTCTGCTTTATCCTTTATTCGCTCTCGCTTGGCTTATTTTCGTCAGCAAAGAGCAAGTCTACTGCTGATAGTTTCTTTCTTGCCTCTTCCTCTTCCTCGTCCATTTTCTCTATCTCTCGTCTAACATCTGGAACGATTGACAGTACGCTCAGCTGAGTTTCCTTTGATACGACACCTTGCAATGTTGATGCAATCTGTGCCTCGTTCTGAGTGTTGACTGGTATATTTCTAGTCGTCTTTATCTCGATATCTTGATAAGCTAATGGATCATGTACATTTGTCACCAGACTGCAAAAGATTTTGTATCGCTTTCTCAAGCTCTTCTCTATCTTTCTGTCAAAGGTCAAAGCAAGGTTGCTCATTGCCTGGAGCTTGTATGCTAGTGATACTCCGCTCGTTGCATTTCCAAAGCTTTCGTCTGAAATATTCGCAACCATAGAGATTTGATATATCAAGGTTTCTAGTCTGTTGAGTAGATTTTCTTGTGTTCCGTCTGCCGTTGGTTTCTGTAGAAACTGAATAAGAATATCCTTTGCGTTGTCAGTACCATAGAGGTTGATGATTCTATTGTCACGGATATGTCTCACTCCGTCATCATCAAGCTCAGCACCTAAAATCGCAAGATAAGCCTCAGCGAACGCATCTACATCGTTAGCCTTTTCGCCTAGTGTTGCGTTGTATGTCTCCACAAGTCCAGTGATAGGCTCAAATAAGCCCATTCGCTCGTCGTTCAGTCTCCACTCAACACAAGGGATAAAGCCGTAAGGGTTCTCCTCTGCCTCTTGGACCTTCTTATCCTCAAAGGTGTATATGAAGTTCTTTGTGTAAACCTCGCCATAGGTCTTTCCAGCCTTGTCGCTAGATTGTGGATATATTCCATACCTAACCGCAAATAATGCTCTTTGACTGAGCTTATCGTCATATACAACAAAGAGCTCTTTAGGTGAGATTGACGATACCTTTGTCTCGTGCTCCTCGTTTTGGTACAGAAACTCAAAAGCATGACCATAGATACAACACTTCTTCACCATTTCAGCCTCGTGGTCAGTGATCTCGTTCTGTCTGCCGAAAAGCTGTATAGCATCGTTCACCTTTTCATCTGGATGCGTCACCTTGATAGGCACTCCATAGCCGTATCCTGTAAAAGTGTCCGTTATATATCTAGGGAAATTCACTGCTAGTCTGTTGTCTGGTTTCCAGTTCTCTTTATCTGGACCCTTGAATATGTCGTGAAAACCTTTGTACATGTTCTCAAGGTATACATACCTCTGTAGCATGTTATTGTGCTTTGCGATTTGCTTTTGGATCAAGTCGCCTTTGATACCTTCGCTTATCTCTTGCTCACTGCATACAAGTGCGTAAGGTAACACATATGGTCTTTTCGATTTCATATCTACTAGATTCCCTCCTTAAATGTCTTTAGCTTAACTGTTGACGGCTTTCTCCAGCCCTCGATTCCGTATCTCAATGCTGCCATTGCGTCATCAAAAAAAGGAACTGGCTCGTCTAGGTATTTCCCCGACTGCTCATCCCTTTTCCATTTCCATTGCTCTATCTCCCTCATGGTGTTGACACATGAAGGGTGTATGTATATCTTGCGTCTTTTTAGCCAATCAATCTGCGTCGCTTGGTACTTCTGTCCCGTGGTCTTTTCTTTCGTGACTCCCTCTGCCTTGTAGCCAGCTTTCTTCCAGGTCTTAATCCTATCGGGCTCAGCTGAGTCACACCACATTTTACCGACAAGGTCCATCGTGTCAGCTATGTCTATAATCTCCGATGTGTCCTTCTCGTAGACGTATATCTCTTTTAGGATATATATGTCGTCGTCCTTGATTGCAAGCTGTAGAATTGCGTTTGCGTGGTTGAATCCGAAGTCTTGACCGATTGCTACATCGTCGTAGTCGTTTGCATTTTGACTGATGTCAGCGACTTCCCAATTCTTTAGGACTAGTCCTCCGATTTCTCCCCAATCGCCTAGTCCGTATATACGATAGCCGTCTGGATCTACTTCCTTTCTTCTCTGCATTCTCACCTTGTACGCATCGTCTATAAAGCGATTGTCAAGGTAAGAACTGTGGCAAGTGAGTGTGTTCTCATCTTGCCTATCGAAGAATTGTTTTTTAATCCAGTGATTTTTATTGACTGGATTGAATGTCATCTTGATTTGATAGAATTGTCCCTTTGGAAGATTTCCTCGAAGTCTATCGTCTATGATTTCAAAGTCGGATTGTGTTAATTCCGTCGCCTCTTCTATCCATACATCTGTCAGCTTGCCCTTTTGGAATGTGATTGACTTGAGTTTCTCTCGTTGCTTTTCGTCGTTCACTCCTCTAAAGATAATCATATTCCCATTGATGCATCTTATCTGCAGAGGTGACAATCTGCACTCAAAATACTTGTCAAGTCCTAGTCGGTATATCGCTCCAGTAAGTTCAGCATATGTACTGTCTCTATTAGTCACATCAGACTTACGAATACATACAAGGTTGCGACCCTTGTCTTTTAATAGCCTTATAAGATACTGCTGAGCTGTGTCTACGCTCTTTCCACTACCAGCTGAGCCTTTGAGTGCTATATATCGCTTTTTACTACGATGTACTTCGCTAAAGGCTTTATTGCTTTGTATTTGTATCTTCTGTGCCATAGTCCACCTCAATGCTTAGACTCATGTCACCGCTTATGTCGACCTTCTCGGTAAATGCACCATATCGCTTGCCTAGTAGCTCTGCAGCCTTTATTCTGTCCTTTTCGTCTGGAGTCTTATTTATCAGCCTTGCCTCAGACAATCCCTCGCCTAGTCCCTCGATGACAACAACTGCACTCTTTGACTGACCTCTCATCACAGCAGTGAGATACTGCAATACTTCTTCTTGCTTTGCGATGGCTTTATCGTCTAATTCCTTGAGCCTTTTGTCTATATAAGCCTTTACACTCACATTTTCCAACAACTTAACAACATTGCCTTTTGCATAGCTTTTACTATATCCAGCCTCAATAGCTGACTTATAAGCATTCCCACTGATGATGTATTCGTCAGCAAATTTCTTTTGTTTAAGAGTTAATTTATCTTTTTTCTTCACAATACACCACCACCTTTCTAGCAATTAGCTTGTTTTATTAGACAAACACAAAGGACACCTCTATGACTAGAAGTGCCCTCTGTGGAGTGATTATATAAAATATTTACAAAAGGAGTTCGCCCAATACCTCTTTTCACTAACTACACTATATCACCTTAAAAATGTGAATGCTGTGAAACTTTTCAGATGTTGCTCCTCTTCCAAAAGCTACTGAGTCGCTTTGAGATTGTTGAACGTTCAAGTCCCATTATCTCGCCTATTTTCTCGTGAGTTTCCTCGTTGATACAATATAGCCTTAGTATCTCTCTGAGCTCTATGTCTTTTACTTTGTCGATTTCACTCTCTATGCTCTTGATGGCTTGCTCAATCTCTCCTAGTTTGGTCTCCAGCTCCCTTTCTCTCTTCCTAACCACCTTTTCATCAATCTCAACGCCAATTAGTGCTTTAGGTATTCCTTTGCCTGTTCGATAATCTTTGTAGTAGTCTGTGACTATCGTATAGGGTGGGTGTGTAATGGAGTATCTTAAACCCTCTGCAGCTCTGCGTAGTGTCTTCAGCTGTCTTACTGATTCGTAGTCTATCATGGCTATACACCTCGCTCTGCTCTTATATCTGCCTTTACTTTCTCGACTGCCGATTTTCCGTCTACTGCTGGTTGCCAAAATTCAATCGTGCTTATCAAACTTCTTTCACAGCTCTCCTTGTCTTGCTTGAACCTCTCATATTTTATATCGCATTTGTCTGTTGTGAGATATCTTATGTACTTGGATCTAAACTCCCCTGATGCCGACTCTAGTATGCGGTAAATGATTGTCAAAGCTCCGTCCTCGTGAACCTCGTCCTTTTTCAGTCTTATATTTGCGTTTCTTTGAAACTCACTAAAATTCTCGTTGTACCAATTGATGACGGCTTGCTTTGGGTCTTCTGATGGCTCAGAGTGGGTCATACATCTGTAGCACTTTACTGCGTACTGGCGTGATCTCTTGTCAAACTTTCTCCCCCATCTCCATAGATGAGCTGAGCCTCCACAAAATGGACAAGCCTTTTTCATCTCTTTGATTAAGTTACTCACTGCTGGGTTTAACATTCGCTATACCTCCGATTCATGCTCCTTTAGGTATTCCTTGTCTAATAAAAAACTGATGTTGCAAGCCATATGTGCTAGGTGGGATAGTCCACTCTCCTCGTCTACCTCGTTGCCCTCGATGTATGCTAGCAAGTGTCTGTATAGTGCGTCTACATACCTTTTCGGCTCTACCTTTCGCCAATTCTCGCTATCTCCGTACTTCTCTGTACCATACATCCTAACCCCAGCTACTGCCTTGACAAGTTCCGGATTTACAAGTGATAACTCTAGTTTACCCTTATCTGCCTTTGCTGACTGGTCGGTGTCGGTCGTTTCTAATGCACTCCAATCCCCTTTTCGTTGATGTAATATCCCTATTGTGTCACCTCTAGTAAATAATATGTTTCCTCGCTCGTCTACCACTCCACCTAATTCACCGTTTAACTCATTTACAAGTTCGATGATGTTTTTATAAATTCTTTCTGCCTCTTCGATGGTTTCAAAACTCTTAAGAAAAACGCAATTATCATCGTTATGTGACATTCCTCGGACAAATAACACGCCCCAACTTAAAAGTGGTAACGTTGACGACACGATTCTAAATTTATCGTTTTGAATTAGAGTAATCGGTTTAGAATTATTATTCCTCAAACTTTCATCTTGCTCCAGTACTCTTCCTGAAACCATTGTGTTACCCTCTAGCTTTAACTCTATTTTTAGTTTCATTACTAACACTCCCTTTCAATCGCTTCTAAATCGTGCTTGTATTCTTTTAAAAGCTTGCTCAATAGCTCCTTGCCTACATCATTGACTGCCTCGTCCTTTAACAGTTTCTCGATGTTCTCAATTTCCGATTCAAGGAATTTGCTTGCGTAATTTATTAATCTAGCTTGTGGTATCATTACTGATTCTCCTTGTATGGTGGTATTTCCATCCACGCTACAATCACATCAATTTCGTTATCCGTTCCTGATAACCATAGCCCATCGTTATCCTCATCAAAGCTATCTACCCATACGTCTGTCCCATCGGTCACAAACACGTCCTCATTAAAATTAGGCAAGTTTTCACCGATTTCTATCCAATCAGGGTGAAATTCTTTTTCCTCAAGAGTCATCGGTCTGAATGTGAGTTTATGCCACTGTGGAATATTATTCTCCACCAGCTTATGTATCTTAGCTCTAATGTCATTTGCTACTTCAAAATGCTGACTTGCACAACAGCGTTCTAACTCGTCTAGCAAGTCGTCTAATTTGCTTTTAAAATCGTTCATCTGTTCCTCGCTTTCTGTTGTATGCTCCTCTTGGTAGTAAAGGTGATGTCCATAATTGTGGTGTTTTTAATGTGCTTATCGCCATTTCAAGTGCTTTTACATTATTTGACCATCCCATCTGCTCGCATGCACCTTTTAGCTTAGTTAATTGCTCTATAGCGTCATAATTTGTCATCGTTACATCCTTTCTGCTCAACTCTTGTCAATTATCAATGACGAATCCTTTTTCCTAACTTGTATTTTCTTCCACAATTTGTGCATTTGGCAGTGAATGCCCCTTTGCGTGTTTGCCTTAATTCTCCACCACATTCACAAGCAACATCTATGCACCGTTTTTTCATAAATTCGTCTATTTGAGAAGGTGCGTATTGCCTCTTCTTTTTTACAGGGGGTTTAATTCCCAATAAACGCATTGTTTGTTTGTATTCATTTTCTATCCATTTCCCATCTGACTCTAAATGACATCCATCGCCCATTAAGTCCCCCAATTTTATCAGCCTTTCATACAGATAGGCTTTATCATCATTCATCGTTCCCCCTCTTCAGTCGCTCCTTTGATATTTCTTTGATGATTTCGTCTGCCGATTCCTCAAAGACTTTTGTTAGAAACCTCTCAAACTGCCTTTTTGCTCTTCGCTTTGCAAAATACCTTGTCAATGTGTGTCCAGCAACACTTCCGACTATCACTGCTAATATTGTTACGATTCCGTATGCTAATATCATTGTTTTACCTCTCTTTATCCTTTAAAATCTCGTTGTTTCTCTGCGTTTTCTTGTAGCACCATATACAGAGCTCTACTTCTTTTTTGCCGATTACTGCTGAGTACTTGCCGTACTCGTTGATTCGTTTCCCACATAGTTCGCACTTCATTTGCTGCACCTCTCTAGTGAAAATTTTACACATTCGTCTATCATAGTCTCGTCTGTAATAACATTAACAGGTTCAAATCGTTCTAGATTATCCACTATTAGTGTCTCTAGCATTTTTTCATACTCTGTTTCTGTTAAAGTTGATTCTGATTCGACGTATATCGATTGAATGTCATCTACTCTCTTAATATATATGTCTTTGTGGTCTGTATAAGCTATAAATGGACTGTCCCATTCATCCTCTACAATCTTTGCCAATTCCCTTTCGCTGAGATAAATAGTGTCTTTACTTGCTCCAAAGTTCACGCGTGTCTTAAAAACCATTCCCTCGTTATTAAATTTTTCGATATTCATATTCTTACTCCTTTTTCTGCCTTATTGTTTAAGGCTCTATTTTTCGTTTTAAGCGATTTTTATTTTCAAGTGATAATTCTATCGCTTGATAGGTTATCCTCGCTCTGAGCGACTAAAACCTTGCTCAAAGCGATATCGTATAACCTATGTTTGATTGCTATATGCTTTTGAGATTCTTTAGAACCTCTTTTGCCATTTCGTGATGTCGTTTTTTGTCCTCTTCAGTCAGTGGCTTTTCTCTAGCCTCCGACTTCCCCCTCTTAGGCTCAGCCTTTCGTTTCTCCCACTCATCATTCCTAGCAAATGTAAGACATGCTGCGTAGTGATTTTTTCGTGTGTG